TTTATCATTGGTTAAAATAAGTTTATTACGGGAGAAACTTTACCTAAGACTACTACTCTTGAATACTACATTAACAGACCTTGGAATAACTGGTCAACTAAACTAGTTAAAGGACAAGTTGAAACTCCAGTTAACGTGATGGATTCTGGAATGAAGGTAGAAGTTGTAGAGACTAGAGATACTATCTATAAGTGTCCTTACTCTAACTTTACTTACTTCAATGCTCATGGTAATGTGACTAATGGTAATCCAATCGGAGCAGGTAATTGTAAGCTAGACAAGATTGTAACTACCAGACGATACAAACTGTACGTCATTAATGAGTATGGACAGAAAGAATATTTGTCAATGGAATTAAGTAAAACGAAATGAAAACATTCAATAACCTAGAAGAGCGCACCAAAGAGATCAAACGTCTTAGAATTCAAGTAGATGCCTTGATTCAAATTGCTAAAGAGAATAAGGCATCTGCTGAGACTACACTAGCTTGGAGAGAACTTCAATTAGCTAAGGCTTGGTTAGGTAAGTTGCTTGGAGATGTATCTAAAACTCCTTCTCCTTATATTGGTGCTAAAACCCCAGACTCTGTACCTAGGCAAGATATTGCTGAACTAGCTCCTTATAATTTTGATGGTACTTTTGAAATGTGTAATAGTCAACGTAACATTCTTGATACTACAATTGAGGACTTTGAAGAACTTATGTATCAAATGAGTGACTTGATTGGATTTTTCAATAATAGCTTTGAAGAAGGTAAGAATGGTGCTGAAATTACAGAGATAAACAAGAAGAAAATTTGGTACAAGTTTAATTATTCCAACTTGGTGAAAGAACATCTTGAACAAGCTAAGATTTGGTATGGTTTTGAAATTGCAAATTTAAGAACAATATGAAAATAGTAAAGTGTACTAGTGAGCGTGATGGTATAGTTACAGAGTATGACGAGATAACTCAAGAACTAGAATCTGCTTCACTAGTTTCAGAATCTGGAGATATTAAGTCTGTAAAAGTTTACAGGGTTATTACCACTTACTCTAATTCTACTTATACAAATGAACGTATGAAAGTTCTAGTTGAGTTACAGAATGGAACTGTATTAACCAGTAATGTATCAGGCAGCTATGGAACGGAGGTAGACTATCGGAATAACTTGAAAGAAGCGTTTAACAATATCAACGAGAACTTATGAAAATAGGACTAGGTGCAATCATAGGAGCATTACTAATGTTCTTTGGATTCAAACAATGTGAACAACCACAAGAGACAAGAATCATAACTAAGAAGGTATCAGTACCTACTTACATTGAGAAGGTTACTACAGTTAAAGTACCAGTGACTAAGATTAAGTACATTAGATTGTATGATACAACTACGAGCTATGTACATGACACACTGAATCAGCTTGTAGAAGTTACTACATATGACACTACTAAGTCATTAGCTGTTATACCCTATGAGGATTCTTTGGTCACAATTAGCGATTCTATTACCCTATCGGGTACAATCCTTGATTTCAAACGTAAGATCATTGTACGTGAACGTCAGCCAGATACACTCATGATCACCAAAGAGATTACTAAACACTTCAGAGGAATCAAGTATTATGGAGGAATAGATTCAGATTTTAACAATCTTTTTCAACCTTCTTTTGGACTCTCCTATGATTCCAGGAAGTTTCAAGTATCTTTGGGCTACAGACCTACTACTAAGATTGTAGAGGCACGATTCTTTTTACCTTTAATTAAATTCTAATGGAACAGGTACAAACAGAGCAAGAAATAATTCCACAATTGGAAGAACCTACTAATCCGTTACAGCCAGAGATTGACACTTTGCTCAATCTTGCTGACTTAATTTCTACTCGTATTGCTATTGCCAAGAATCTCAAGCTTGATACGTCTAAACTAGTAAATGCTAGAGGATGGACACTGGAGCTTGCTAAGGCTCTAGGATGCCAAGATGACTACGAGTTTAAGATGGAGAAGCAGCCTAGACAAATGATTACTGCTGTTATTACTGGTGAGATTGGAATTCTGTATGAAATGATTCAGTTCATTGAACAGACTGCTCCTAGCTTTCAAACGTCTATTGATCAGTACAATCAACCATTTATTGACAAGATTAAGGCGTTGCGTGAACTTGGTGAGAAGACTAAGGAAGATCAGCAAGAAGCGTACAGTAATATGATTCTTCTCATCTATCCTTACTTCCAGATGATTTGTCAAAATCTAATGGAAACTAAATTTCAATACGAAACTAAGTAAGATGATCCTGAACGTACTGAACAATAACGCAACTACTGAAGCTTACGAACTGGATGAAGAAGGGTTCTGGATTCAATTCTTTAATGTCCTTAATGCTAAGGGTAGATATGGAATGAGTCCTAAACAGATTGCATTCATGGCTTGGATTCTCAAACAGGATAATCCTAATGTATGTTGGATTACTAATCCTTGGTTCAAACATCTTGAGCAGAACTTTAAGATTCAACGTCCAGAAGTATCTAGCTTTCGTAAACCTCTCACTGATCTTGAACTATTGGTCAATGTAAAAGACCCAAAGAAACGAGTCAATACAAGACCTAATCCTAGACTTCTGCATATCAAAGAGAAGTTCTTGAAAGGTGAAGAGATTAACATGTGCTTCATAATGAAATACAATGAGCCTACCAAAGAGTCAAAAGGAAATAGCAAGTCAGACAGCAGAACAATTGCAGACCTCGAAAGCGAAGGTTGAAGAATTTGAGAAACTACTGTTCAAAGCACTAAGGTCGTTCCTGGTCAGTCCTGACAAAAAGAATAGGATTGTGATGCACTACTTTGGAGTATTTGACTTTAGTTTCAAGAAAGCTGTCGCTGAACTTAGGAATACAAAATATTCATCTACAAACAATAACTTCTTATATGAACTTTATCAAAAGTGGTGGAAAGCAGACGATGCGTGATTTTGCTGAGAATAATTTTCCAGATCCAAATGCAAAGCCGTCTTTCTACTTCCAAACAGAGGGAGAACGTATGACACCTACACAACACCAGCAAATGAACAAGTTGGAAGTAGGGGAATCATACTGGGAATTGAAAGAGTCAGTGATTAAGGATTACAACGCTAATCTCAAGAACTTAGACGAACTGTACACTAATCTCTCTCCATTCCGTAACATTATTGTCCGTATGTTTCACGTTGAAGCAGAAAAAACTGAATCAGGAATTATCTTGGAACCTAGTCTTCCAATGAAGGAGATGACTCAGAATGGTATAGGAATACGTAAGACAATGAATACTCCTTGGCCTTATCAAAGACGAGGTGTAGTTGTATCTGTTCCTGAGTATGAAGTATGGTTGAAACCTGGAGATATTATTGAGGTGAGTAAGCATTGTATTATTGCAATCAAACCTTCAGTAGATCACGAACCTGTATTGGAGTATGGATTCACACACAGCTCTTACTTGTCACAAGAACCTCCTACTGATCTCACGAATAGACATTTTGGTTATCTGTATATTGGTCACGATATGATTCTTGCTAAAGTTAAGGCATAATGGCTGTAGAAATCTTACCTTTCACTGGAGCTGATTTTAAAGTACAAGCTATATGTTTTACAGGTGAGAAGAAAGATATACCTGAAGAGTTCCTGGCAAGTGGAGATGTAATCTTTCACAGTAAAAACGATAGAAGCTCTCAGAATTATGTAGTCGTTAATGGCTGTTACGGGGCTAATTTATTCACTAAAGGAGACTTCATTTGTAAAGCAGAATTTGGCTACTTTGGAATGAATGGATTTCTATTTAGTCAACTCTTTAAACGAGATTGGAAAACATATTTAAATAAAGAACAATGAACGAAGCATTAAAAGACGCTGGATGTTACACCATGAATCTTGGTGAAATGTTGACTGACTTATCTACTGCTGCCACTTTTGAAGGTGACAAGGTTAAGGTGAGTTACAGTAACGTACTCCAATTGATTCAGATCTTACATGACAACATTGCTGAAACTCTGAAAGAGTGTGAAGGTAAGGAGTTTGTCATTACACTACCTAAAGGCTTGATTGGTTCTACTATTAAAACACTGGTAGAAGATGTACTAAAACTGAAGATCAACTTTGAGGATGAAGTCGCTGAAAACTAAGATTGGCTACTTCTTGAAATGGCTTGGGATTTATCTAATCAATGATAATTCCCTTGCCACTTCTCAAGAGATACTAGACAGAGCCAGGACTTGTAATGAGTGTCTGGTCAAAGGTAAGTGTGTAGACTGTGGTTGTAATTTTGATCATATGGTGCAAGTAAGAAAACCTTGTGCTAAGTACAAACCAACTTTCAAATGACAATCTTAATGCCATATGCTGAAGTAGGTACATACACAATAGCTGAGTATGAATCTCCAGTAAGAATAACTGATGCACAGATACTACAAGGTGAAGTGGAGAAGGTAGATAATTACACGTTAAAGATTACTACACAAGTAAAGCCTAAGACATATACTACAGATCTCTTGATTAGAACTACAACTGGATTACAAACAATAGAAGTAAAGACTAGAGTATAATGGTACATATCAATTCAGAAAACGTAAACCACCTCTTAGATTTCTGGGATGTAAATCCACTATTTAATTTGTATCCTCCTTTTAATAAGCTGAAGGATAATGTAGACTCGTCGAAACTAATGTGGTTTATAGTTCTGATGCAGTATCCAGATGAAGAAGTGAATATATTCTTTAGGATTTCAGAAGAAGAAAGACGTAAGATACTTGAGGAAACGTTTATTAAACCTGATTACTCAGACCCAATCTTTGATCAGTGCTACAATGCTTTTCCTTTTGAATGTCTTACTGCTGTACAACGAGCACTCAAAGAAGAGACTGAAGTACTGGTTAAAAGATCAAGACTTATTCGAGATACTGATCTTACTCTTGACTCTACTGATGAGAATGGTAAACCAATTAAAGGTACAGCCACTCAGATCAACATACTTCAAAAAGATGCTCCCAAAGTGTACGAGCAATATGAGAAACTTAAGGAAAGATTCATTGCTGAAAAGCAGAGTATGAAGGGGAAAGGTGGAGCTAAATTATCTAAGACGGAACAAGGTCAGTTCTGGAATGTTAATCAGAAATAATATGTACAAATTCACAAATAAAGAAACAGGAGCACAAGTAAGTGCAATGAAGTTCACAAAGGAATGTCTGGATCAGAAATGTATAATCAACTTAATCTTTGACGATTTTGCAAAATCTCTTTTCTATACAGCCAGTGAGTACGGTATTAAATTATACAATGGTCTTGAGGTAGGAGATGGTTGCTGGATTGTAAAGAACCATGAAGGCTTTTACTTTCCAATTGCGGAACAAGAGTTAATCGACAAGTATAATTTTCTTGACGCATTTAAAAGTCATAAGTACAACACGTCTATCACAATTACTCCATTCTTTTCAGGTGGTGAGTTTTGTGAGAAGATAAGAGTTGGAGACGGAACTTGTGAAGTTAAGTCTTTTGAACTTTCTGATGAGACATTAACAAGTCCTATTCCTTCTGTAATGGTTGAGGGTTGTAAGGAAATGATGAATGAGGTTGGTACTAAGACTTTTGATAAGTATTGGAAAACAATTTGAGATGGTATCCATACAACTAATCAATAACAATAGACCTAAAAGAAAGCTAAAGGAATTACGTGGTGTCGTGATTCACTGGACTGCTAATGTATCGAAAGGTGCTAATGCTCAAGCTCATTACAAGTACTTTAATAACGCATACAGAGGCTCTTCTTGCCATTATTTTGTAGATGACAAGCAAGTAGTCCAACTGATTCCTGACGATGAAGTGGCATGGCATGTAGGAGATAAGATTAGAACTAGCAATCTACCTCTTCGTGCTAAGTACGTACCAAAAGGTGCTAATCCTAATGACTACTTTATTGGTATTGAGATGTGTATGAATGCTGACTCTGATCAACAACGAGTACTTAACTCTACAATTAACTTAGTTAATCATCTGATGATGAAATACAGTCTCACCAAAGATCAAGTTGTAAGACACTATGACCTGACTGGTAAGGATTGTCCTAAGATGTTTGTACCAACTATAGTTAATGGAGTAGTATTAGATCATGCTTGGTTAGCATTCAAGAATCTATTACCTCTTACACCTCAAGTACCTAGTGTCAATCGTGGAACAATTGACTCTCAGTCCAATCTAAAGGTTGGACAGATTGAATACTCAAGCTCAAATACGATAGAACTCACCACATGGGAGAAAGTACAGTTAGCCCTACGTCAATCCTGGGACGTTATCCGCAAGATGTAGAATGGATTAAGATTGAAAGACTAGCAGAGATACTAGATCAATTTACTGCACCTAAATATCATCCACAAGACCCTAGATATAGAGAGGCTTGGAATGAAATGAGGAAGAGGTGTATTGAAGGTATCTGGTTCCCTCAATTTGGTGGCTATCGACATGTTCCTGGTAGACTAGGTTTCTATGCTAAGTACTGTACGATTGTAGATACGGTTAATAAAGTACGTCACGACATATCTCCTGACATACGTGATCTTGAATGGCATTTTGCTTATTACATCATGGAAGCTATGGGATTCTCTGGCTTTGAAGATGATGATGAGTATACTTGCAACTATGACATCTACAGATTTAACGACTTACGTCTCAATGAGAAACTACCTCTAATCAATAAGAATGGTGATCTAAAGAAGTTTATTACACCAAGAGAATACCTATTTAAGATACATAATCAACCTCTTGGTAGACCTCTGTATCACAACGCTAACAAGAATCATGTCATTCTAGGTAGCCGTGGTGGTGGTAAAAGTTTTTCTATTGCCTGTATGGTCATCATTTATGAGCTTGTATTTCATGGTGCTAGATATGCAGATGCCCCTATTGGTAAAGCTGAGGTAGAAGTAGGTTCTGGTATATCTTCCAAGAGTTCAGAGTTCCTTGACAAAGTAGAATCTTCAATCCGTATGCTTTCTGAACTTCCTAAGTTTGGTGTATATGGAGAACCAGAGGATGAAGACTACGAACCATCTCCTTTCTACGTACACATGCAAGGTTCCCTCAAGACTAACAATCACAAGAATCCTTGGACTCAATACAGAGATGTAAAGAAAGGAAACAACTGGAAGAAGGTTGGTAACTTTGATAAGCTCTACCATACTGTCTACTCTGACAATAAGAAGGAAGGTGCTGAATCTGCTGCTGGTGGTCGTCGTGTAGCTGTAGTCTATGAAGAGATGGGGCTTATGAAGTTGATTAAAGAAGCTTGGGGTTCCAACAACGCAGTAGTAGCTACAGACGGTATTCAGTTTGGATCACAAATTGGCATTGGTACATCAGGTAACATTGATCTTATTCAATACACTAAGCACATCTTTACTCACCCTAAAGACTACAATCTCTTAGATTTCGGAGGTCATGCATTCTTTCTTCCTGCTCCACTTGTAGACAAACGATTTAAAGATGAGAATGGTAATACTGATCTTGAGAAAGCTTACGAGTTCTACCACAACGAACGTGAAAAGGCTAAACTAGCATCTGACCCACAGGTATTGATTAGTCATAGAATGAACTTACCACTTCAGATTGATGACATGTGGTTAGGAGGTTCATCTGGTTATCTTCCTGAAAAGGAAGCAGAAGAACGTGAGAAAGAATTAATTAGAAATAATTTATATGAATCTATAGGTCAAGCAATAGAGCTTTACTGGGATTCTGGAACACAGTCTGGAGTCAACTACAGGATTAAACCACTGTCAGAAGCTAAACCTATTTACAATTGGCCTCTAGCTCCATCTGATCCTACTCATGGTGAAGCAATGATTTACATTCATCCTGATAAGCTGAAGCTAAATGGTGTAATCCCTAATGATGCTGTAATAATCTTACATGACCCTTATGTATCTGATGAATTAGATAAAGGTGGGTCACTTGGAGCTAGTTATGTAATTGTGAATCCCAAGTACGAAAGCTTTGGTTTACCTTCGTACCAAATTGCAGCAACGTGGATCAGTCGTCATCCTAATGGTGTAGATGGTTACAATGATGTATTTGAAAAGCTGATACAATTCTATGGTAATCCAATCAGAGGAGTGTGGTATGAAGCAAACCGTGGTGATAGATTTAGAGGTCACATGATTAAGAAGAAAAAAGCAAGTCTGTTATGTGTACGACCACAGTTTGAGCAAGGACAATTCATCTACAGCAGAAATGCTACACAGACTGGTTATATGGTCAGTAATAGAATTGCAAAGGTTACACTTTTAGATGGACTTCGTGACTTACTACTAACCAAGGTTGGAGAAAAATTACTTATTGAAACTATACCTTGTCTCTTTACAATCAAGCAAATGAGACAATTTACTATGGATGGAAACTTTGACGGTATATCAGCCTTGCAAGGTCTTCCACTAGCAGTCAACGAACTAGAACATTATTCTAACAACAAGCAGAGTTCAGGGATATTTGACGGATTGACTAAAAACTTAAAAAATGCTCTTAATAGAACGCAACAAAGACAGAAAGTGGTTTGAAACAGTAATGAACTCAATCATTCCTTATCATGCTACCTACAACGATAGTTACGAGAAGCATCGAATGATCTATGCTATTGTGAATAATGACCTTACTTACATTAAGAAACACCTCAAGGAATTGTGTAAGCCTGAGAATGAACTGTTCAGATTACCTTTTCCAGAAGATAGAGAATTAGCTGTATTCAACCCAATCTACAAGTACTATATGTTCCTTGTGGGTGAACTGCTAAAGAGAGGTGACAACTTTGACATTCTACTACTTGGTGAGCGTGACAATAAAGTGAAGGATGAAGAACTGACGAAGCTGCTCAACGAGGCTATTGATGCAGCAATGCAACAGATGATTGAAGAAGTTCCAGAAGATCAAAGAACTAAGCCAGAAGAGATCGATGTACAGAACTTCAAGTCTGAAATGGAAATGTTCTATTCATCTGTAATTGACTATTTCAAGACCAAGTTCGAGATCAAAGAACTAAAAAGACTCATCTTTCAACATGCTCTTTGTACAGACATGTGCTTTATTGGAATCATGGAACGCAATGGTATTCCAGAACCAGTAGTCTTTAATAACCTTCACCTTGGCTTCCACAAGTCTCCTGACGTAACTAAAATTGAGAAAGGTGATTATTGGTGGTACAGAACTCCAATTACTACAGCTCAAGCAATGGAGGAACTGTGGGATAAAGTACCAGAAGAAACACTCAAACGACTAGGTAACTTTGGTGGTTCTACCAATGTAACTCCAAATGAAGGTTGGGACATTACTTCTGGAAAAGCACAGAATCAGTTCAACTACATGCATGCTGAAGAGATGTATGCAAGGAGAGATTTTGACAATAGATTTATTGGACAGAATACAGGTCAGCTTAATAATCACAGACTCAATGCCAACAGACTTCTTTGGAAAACGATCATTGAATTCAAGGCATTTAAAGAAGTAATCTACCTGACAAGTATTGATGATTTTGGAAATGAGATTGCAGATATAGTAGACAGCAGTTATCCAATACCTCGTGATGCAACTAAAGTATTCTACACTAATAAGTGGGGAAAAGACTCTAGTAGATACGAATGGGTAGATGATTTTGGTAAAAAGACTTATGCTGAGTCTCTAATGATCCCAAGACGTTACAGATGTACAAGATACCAAACTGACATTTACGTTGACTGTGGCGAAGTTCCTAATCAACCTCTTAATATTGACAACCCTTACGACTTTGAACTAAGTCTCAAAGGTAGAATCTTTTCAGGCTTAAACGCAGAACCCATATCCATTGTAGAACGTGGTGTGTCAGGAATGATGGAATATGTTCTACTCAAGGACTTAGAACTACGAGAACTCTCTAAGTATGAAGGTTACATCAAGAATATAGATGTAAGCAAGATTCCAGATTTAGGTACAGATGCTGACGGTAAACCTCTCTATGAAGGTGCTGATAAATTAGCTATCTGGAAACACTTACGACGTACTACTGGTGACTCTTACTACGAATCAACTGCTACACTTAATGGTATTCCTGACCATCAGAAGACTACTCCAGTCAAAGCAGAGGTAGCAGGTAGTATGAATGAGATACTTGGAATTCAACAAGTACTAGAACTGATTGACAAACAGATTGGCTTAGATATGCTTATTCCTCCTCAAGCAGTAGGGCAGTACACAGCATCGTCTAATGTAACTGACAATCAACAAGCCATTTCAAGCAGTTACACAATGCTGGAACTGTACTATCACATTCTCAATGACTTGATGAAGAGTCTGCTGAATGAGTATTTGATTCAGTTCACCAACTACTACAAGACTTACTTTGAGGAGAATTCAGAGAAGGGTGAAACATACCTTAATTACATCTTACCAGACGGAACTAGAAAGCTACTCACCATTAAACCTGAATGGCTTGATCACGAAGGCTTAGGTATCTATCTCCAAGACACTACTTACAACGAAGCGTACAGACGCAACGTAGCACAGTTTGCACTACAAGCACTCTCACAGAATAGAGGTGAAGGTTCTGAGATTATCTCTGACCTTGTAATGGCTATCAGTAGAGGTGAGTCACCTGAAAAGATAGGTTTAAAATCTTCAAATATCCGTTTTGCTTCCTCTTCTTGACCTAATGTGATTTTCAAATCTGGATCATATTTGATCTTATCTAGATCAACCAGTTTTAGAAGTTTCTCTGCTGCGTTGGCATCTTTTAAGCCAAGTTTTTCCCATTCACGCTTAACTTGAGTTAGTTTAATAGCGCGTTGCTGCTCTGCTTCTTGTTCTTTAAGTTTGGTCTCAAGCTCTACGTATTTCTTTTGATACATCTCAGCCAAACCCTTTTGATCATCTTTTTCTTTTAGCCGTGCTGTTTCGATTTCTTGAAGCTTCGCAGAGAGCGCAGCCTTCTCTTCAGATTCTTTCCTAGCTTTCTCAGCCCAGTTTTGCTTTTCCTTTAATAGCTTTTGGAAGGCAGAATCATTCTCTGGTGCTTCAGGTACTGGCGCAGGTGTTGGTTCAGGTGCTTGTGTTGTCATAACTATATACTCCTTTGTAGTTTTCTGATCCTATCTCGAATGGTTCGTTTTACAAATCCTTCCAAGATTTTTACTTCTGAATCTGCAAGGCCAAAGAACGGTCGGCCTTCTATTTTATCGGTACCGTCGGATAGCAGCTTTGCTAACTCATCCATTCCCATTTTTGCATTAGGGTGTTTATTTTTCGGTATTTCTATAATTGCCCC